GAGATTGATAAAAAAATGCCTGTGGTTGAATATAATAAAAAATATAACAAGACCAGTCCAAAAAAAGACGCTAACAATTATTTGAAGCCAGTTCATAATGCATTTAAAAATATTTTAAACAATCAAGGATTGTTATCTGATGAAACACGAGGTATATCTTCATCTTCTGCAAGACGAGAAGTACCATCTAGTGTGTTTGGCATCTTAACTCCAGGACCAGTTGATAAAGATTTTGATTCAGTTTTCAAACCATCTAAAAATTTACATTATCAAAGAAAAGGTGGGTCGTCGTTTGTAATGGATGACGGTGATGCAACTTTAATCAGAAAGGGTTCTGCAAGTGATACTGCATATGAATATGTAGACAAATCTAAAAATGAAATTGGTGGAGCACCAAACAGTCCTTTTAATGAATTAGTAAGATTAAGAACTAGAACAGGTCATCAAATCTTAATGCACAATTCAGAAGATCTGATCTATATTGGAAATGCAAAAGGCACAACATGGATTGAAATGACAGCAAATGGGAAAATAGATATTTTTGCTAATGATTCAGTTAGTGTGCATTCTAATCAGGATTTAAATTTTAAAGCGGAAAGAGATATTAATCTAGAAGCCGGAAGAAATACAAATATAAAAAGTGCAACTATGCACACAGAATCCAACACATTTGAAATAAAAGCAAGTGCCAGTGGCTTTGTTACTACTGGTGCTGAATATCATTTAAATGTTGGCACAAACAATTGGTATACACTCGGAGGAGACAGCCACACAACCAAACCTAATGGAGGCACGGATTTTGGATGTCCTTCTGATCCGCCACGTACAGGTGCAATAGATTGTACAAATGCAACATCTGTATCTGCGTTGTCAACACACGGATTACCTGGAACAACAAGTATTATGAAACGTGTCCCTCAGCATGAACCTTGGGGACATCATGAAAACTTAAATCCAACAAACGTATCTGCAACTAACACAGATAGAAATACGTCTACTGAGATACCTACAAGCACAGCAACAGTCACTAGAGATCCATTCTATTTGAATGTGTATGTTGATCCAGAAGGCAGAGTGGTGGGGGATTTTTAAAGGTTAAATATTGGTATGTCTACAGAAGAAAAAAAATTGTACAAAGAAGTAACAGTAAAAGCCAACGAGCGACCACAAGTTGAGCCTGCTCAAAGGACTTACAGAGGCATTAGTACAGTCAATCCAGACAATACAAGTTTTAAATTATTTGACATCGCACTTATCAAGCAAGATATCATAAATTTATTCCATATACGTAAGGGTGAAAAACTAGAAGATCCTGATTTTGGCACAATCATATGGGATATGGTGTACGAGCCATTAACAGAAGAAAATAGAGATTTCATTGCTGAAAACGTTACAGACATCATTAACTTTGATCCAAGGGTAAATGTTGACGGAGTAACAGTCAGCCAATATGAAAGTGGCATACAAATAGAGTGCCAACTGACATATTTGACTTATAATGTGTCAGAAAATATGAGATTGCGTTTTGATGAGGATGCAGGATTACTGAATTAAATAGGTACTTAATAGGAGCCAATAAATACAAATAAAAAACTATGTCCATTACACAAAGACAAAATAGACTATTATTAGCAGAAGATTGGAAACGCATATATCAAAGTTTCCGAAACGCTGAATTCCAAAGTTATGACTTCGACAATCTAAGAAGAGTCATGATCGCATATCTGCGTGAAAATTATCCAGAAGATTTCAACGATTATATTGAAAGTTCAGAGTATCTTGCATTAATAGATTTGATTGCATTTTTAGGTCAAAACTTATCTTACAGAATGGACTTAAATGCTAGGGAAAACTTCCTAGAACTTGCAGACAGAAGAGAGTCTGTATTAAGATTAGCAAGACTATTAAGTTACAACGCCACTCGTAATCAATGTGCAAATGGTTTATTGAAAGTGGTGGCTGTATCAACAAGTGAAAATGTTGTAGACAGTAATAATTTAAATTTAGCAAATGCTGAAATAAGTTGGTCAGATTCTTCCAATTCGGATTGGTATGAGCAATTCATAAAAGTATTAAATGCGGCTTTTGGACCAAACACAAAATTTGGAAAGCCTATTGCATCTGACACAGTGAATGGAATTACAACAAAACAATATCAAGTGCAATCTAGTTCACAAGATGTTCCAGTATATGGATTTAACAAATCAGTTGATGGAAGAAATTTTGAATTTGAAATTACAAGTGCTGAAGTATCGGATGGATCTATAAAAGAACAAGCACCGTTGCCAGGAAGAAAATTTAGTTTTGTACACAGAGATGATGGACAAGGTGCATCAAGTGCCAACACAGGATTCTTTGTGCATTTTAGACAAGGATTTTTAGATCAGGGAGAATTTAATGTTAGTTTGCCAACACCTAATCAATCTGTTAACATTGATGCTAGAAATATTAATAACACAGACGTTTGGTTATATCAGTTGGATGAATTTGGATTAGAGTCTAAACAATGGACAAAACTTGATTCAGTAGTAGGTAACAATATAATTTACAACTCATTAAACAAAAACAACAGAACAACTTACAGTGTAGTTACAAGAACAAGCGATAGAATTTCACTACAATTTTCAGATGGAGTGTTTGGTGAACTTCCGCAAGGCAGTTTTAGGGTTTACTATAGAACGTCTGATAATTTAACATATTCTATTAAGCCATCTGAATTACAAAACGTACAAATTGATATCCCTTACGTGTCTGCTTCTGGAAAGACAGAAACTTTAAGTTTTGTTTGCAGTTTGCAGTATACTGTTGATAATGGAACTGCTACAGAAAGCAGTGCAAATATTAAAGTAAACGCACCGACTTCATTTTATACACAAAACAGAATGATCACTGGAGAAGATTACAACGTTGCTCCACTTGGCAAGAATAGAGAAATAGTAAAAGTAAAAAGCACTAATAGGGTAAGCACAGGTATTTCTAAATATTTTGATTTTGTAGATGCAACAGGAACAAGCAGTGATATAAATGTGTACGGTAATGATGGAGTAGTATACAGAGAAAACATTAATGATTTGAACACATTTACTTTTTCAACTAAAACAGATATAGAAGGTGTTATTATAAACAAAATTGAACCTGTGTTAAGTGAAACAAGATTGTTTAATTATTTTATAAACCAATTTCCTGATGTATTAGTTGATGATTTGAATGCAAGTTTTGTTCAGTCTACAAAAGGTAATAATATTAGTACAGGTCTTTTGCAAGATCCAGACAGTTTAAAGTATGATGCAGGTCCTACAACAACAAGTCAATTAAAATATGTAGAAACAGGCGCTTTGTGTAAATTTGAAGCACCAACTGGTTTCCATTTTATGGCTGATGGAACATTAATGGCGGGATCAGCGGACCACCCAGGTAGCAGAGAGTACATTTGGACTTCTGTAGTAAGCGTTGTCGGTGATGGTAAAACAGTACAAGCAGATGGTACTGGACCAATTGCATTTAGCGATGTTGTGCCAACAGGAGCAATATTAAAAAAAATTAAATCTAAATTTACAAAATTTTTAAGCAATGGTTTAAAAAATGATATTATAGATCAAATATTTGCTTTCAACACTTTTGGATTACGTTTTGATACAGATACAAGAACATGGAAACTTATAAAAGAAACTAACCTTAATGTATATGGTGATTTCAATATTGGTAAAAGCGGTGATGACAGTAATCAAAGACTTGATTCTAGTTGGTTATTATTGTTCACGAACAACGGCGAAACATACACAATGGAAAATAGAGGTATGCGTTACGTGTTTGAGTCGGATAAAGAAATAAGATTCTTTTACGATTCTAGTAATCAAAATTATAATCCTAAAACAGGAAAAACTAAGAAAGATCAAATAACAGTATTAAGTATTAATACGAAACCAAATTCAACTGTCACACTTACAAATGATGTTTCATTTAGTGGAGTTAAAGAATACAGAGAAAACAGTGGCTATGTGAATAGTAAAAAACTAGAAGTTGCTCTGTATGATAGTGATCAGGATGGATTTATAGATAATCCTGAAAGTTTTGAATTAGTGGTTGATACAAGCAAATTTATATTCCAAAAAATTATTGATTTCAATGACGGCAGTAATGAAATAAATTACGTAGATGCAACATCGGAAAAAATTGTCACTGTGCAAAATGCAAATAGTGTTGCACCATTTAGCACTTATGATGATGGCACAGTTTTGTACCTTATAGACAGCGATTCATTTAAAAGTATTGATAAAGTTAATAATGTGTTAGTCAATAATACTTCTTATCTAGCGAAAACAGGTAGAGGTGATTTAAAATTCCATTACATACATTCGGCGGATAGCAATTCACGTATAGATCCAAGTACAAGCAATATCATTGATTTATATTTGTTAACAAGAAACTATGATAGGCAGTTTAGACAATGGTTAATAAATGCAATACCAACAAAACCTAAAACGCCAAGTGCAGATAGTTTGTACAAAAACTATGGTTCTGAGTTAGATAAAATTAAAAGTATTTCGGACGAATTAATTTACCATCCAGTATCATACAAAGTATTATTTGGAAGTAAAGCAGATACTTCATTACAAGCAACTTTTAAACTTGTTAAAAATAATGAACAAGTAGTAAACGATAGCGAATTAAAAGTTAGAGTAATAGATGCTATCAACACATTCTTTTCATTGGAAAATTGGGAATTTGGTGATACATTTTATTTTTCAGAATTGAGTACGTATGTAATGAACTTTTTAGCACCAGACCTTGCAACGTTTGTAATTGTGCCAAATACTGCCACACAAGGATTTGGAAGTCTGTTTGAAATAAAATCAGAAAGTAATGAAATATTCATAAGCGGAGCAACAGTAGATAATGTAGAAATTATAGACGCCATAACTGCAAGTAAATTAAGAGCATCAGGTGAAGTTGTTACGTCTTTTGGCACAGATCAAAGCATAGTAACAAGCACAAACACTTCGACTTCGACAACTACGCCAAGTTATTCGAGTTCATCAAGTTCATCGAGTTCATCGGGTTCGTCAGGCAGTAGCGGCGGATCAGGCGGCAGTTCCGGAGGCGGCGGTGGAGGCTACGGTTACTAACAATGGCATACGATAAAGGTCAAAAAGAAAATAGTCCATTAAATTCTTCAAAAAAAAAGTCTTCCGACTTTTTACCGAAGTATTTTAGAACTGCTGTAAACGAAAAATTTTTACACAGCACAGTTGATCAACTAATAAGCGAAGGACAAACTGAAAAAATTAGTGCGTACTATGGAAGAAAAGATGCGAAGGCTTTTCAAGCCAACGATCCTTACATAGAAGAAGTTAGTGATGACAGACAAAATTACAAATTAGAACCTGCAATTACTGCCTTTGATACTTTAGGCAATAACGTTTTTCATAAAGATTATATTGATTATATTAACGCAATAAAAAACCAAGGTGGTAATACTAGTGACCATAATAAATTAAATGCACAAGAGTATTATGCATGGAATCCTCAAATTGATTGGGATAAATTTTATAACTTTAGAGAATACTATTGGCTACCTTATGGACCCCTAACAGTTACAGTAACAGGACAACAAAGAAATGTTGTATCTACATATTCGGTAACATTAGATTCAAGTCAAATAAATTACGCTTACGTTTTTAATCCAGATGGTTTAACAAAAAATCCTCCATTAAAATTATACAGAGGCCAAACTTACAAATTTAATATTGACTGTGAAGGAATGCCATTTACTATTAGAACTTCTGTTCTAGAAGGAGATCAATACCTTTACAATCTAGGTGTTGACCAACAAAAAGTAGAGCAAGGTACAATTACTTTTGAAGTATCGGACACTGCTCCTAATACTTTGTATTATCAATCTACAAATGATATAAACACGTATGGCGAATTTAGAATATACGACATTGAAGAAAACAGTGCAATAGATGTAGAAAATGAAGTTATTGGAAAAAAAGAATACACATTACCAAGTGGATACAGTTTATCCAATGGAATGAAAATTAACTTTAGAGGTCAAGTTACACCATCATCTTATAGTGAAGACGAATATTATGTAGATGGTGTAGGATCTGCAATTAAACTTGTCAAAGCATCTGAAGTTGAAATCACTGCTGATTACACCACAGAGTATGCAGTACCGTTTGATTCTGTAAATTTTGACCGTGTTGGCTTTGGTACATCAACAAGTTTTGCAACAACAAAAGATTACGTGGTAATATCTAAAGCATCGCCAGACAGAAATCCTTGGAGCAGATATAACAGATGGGTGCATAGAGAAGTTGTAGAAAATTCTGCAAAAATAAATGGCATCGAAACAACAGTTGATCAAAACACAAGAGCCAGAAGACCTATTATTGAATTTGCCTCAGGCTTAAAATTATTTCAATTTGGTACAAAAGCAAAAACTAACGTAAATCTAATTGACAGTACAACCTTAGATATTTTCAGTGAAATTGAAGGCTCTGCTGGACACTATGTAGATGGTGTACAATTAATAGATGGTATGCGTGTTTTGTTTACAGCAGACACTAGCACAGATGCAAACAATAGAATATACAAAGTAAAATTTATAGATTTTTATGACGGGAACACTTCTACAAAACAAATTAGTTTAGTAAAAGAACCAGACGGAGATCCTGTAATGAATGACGTGTTGTTTGTTACCCAAGGGAATAAAAATGCTGGAAAAAGTTTTTATTATGACGGCACAAACTGGTTAGAAGGACAAAAGAAAACTTCGGTAAACCAAGCACCTTTATTTGAATTGTTTAACAATGACGGTATTAGTTTTTCCAATAATGTAACTTATCCTGCAATTAATTTTAATGGAAACAAAGTATTTTCTTACAAGCAAGGAGAAGGAGCCGCTGACACAGAATTAGGTTTTCCATTATCATATCAAAACGTTGCTAATGTGGGAGACATTTTATTTAATTTTGATTTACTTAACGAATCTTACTCTTATCAATTAGAAGCCACAGATACAATTACAAGTGATAAAGGGTTTTTAAGACAGTACAAAGATCAAAATAATTTCACTGTATTAAATGGTTGGACAAAAGCAATAAAAGAATCAAGTCAAAAAGTAATTAGACAATATGTAGTGACGACAACACAAACGAATGATTTTGCTATAGATGTTTATGACAACAGTGCAAGTTTAACAGATTTAGAAGTGACAGTAATTGTAGACAATAAAAGAAAGAAACCAACTACTCATTACACACTTGTTAATCAGAACGGCACAACATTTGTGCGTTTTAATTCTGCATTGACAGTAGGACAAAATTTAATCCTTAAAACACATAGTGATTCCGCAAAAAATACAAAAGGTCATTATGAGATTGCAAGTAATTTAGAATCCAATCCATTAAACAAAAATATAACACAATTTAGTTTAGGAGAAGTTGGTGACCACATCAAGACTATTGTAGAAAATCATCCTAATTGGGAAGGTGTGTATCCAGGTGTAGGAAATCTAAGAGATTTAGGTGA